GATCTGGTGGTGCTATTAATGCTGATGAGGTTGCTAAGTTCCAGAAGCTTCTTCCAGCTATTGGAGATAGTGACGCAACCGTAGCTAATAAACTAAACCAATTAGAGACATCATTCAGTGAAGTAACTAAGTCGATTCGTCCGTCTGGTTCTGCACCGATGAGCTCACAGGATCAGGGATTTATAGACGCGAAAGGACAGTATCCTGGACTAACACAAGAGCAGTACAAGGCATTGCTCTCAAAAAAAGCACAGCGCCAGGGATAGGCGGAGGAAATCAGATGTTATCGACTCAAGAAGCCGAGGGGCTAAGACTACGCGCATATAATGATACTGTAGGTGTAAGAACAGTTGGTTATGGGCATAACCTAAACAATGCAGATTCTCCTGAATTACTTCGAAGCTTAGGACTTGATCCTGCTTCTGTTCGTGCAGGTAAACAAACTCTTACTCAAGAACAAGCTGATGCTATATTTGAGCACGACCATGCTAAAGCAGCGGTAGGTGCTAAAAGAGTTATAGCCAACCATGGTGGTAGGTTTGATACTCTTCCTTCGTGGGTTCAGAACATTGTAACAGATATGACATTTAATCTAGGCGAAGGCGGTCTTAATGCTTTTAAACAAAGTATTCCTGCCTTAATCCGTGGAGACTATAACGCAGCAGCTGATAGTTTATCTAAGTCCAAGTGGGCACGCCAAACAGGTAGACGTGCCGCAGCTATTATACAAGACCTTCGTGCAGGTCAAGCAACCATGTATGCAATGGGGTAGTGCTATTACTCTAAACTAAAATGCTTAGAGACATCAACATAGGGCATACTTCCTCCGTTGATATAAACAATGGCTTGTAGGTAAAAATCATACTCGGCATTAACGACAAGCCGATGATACATAGAACCATCTTTAGCTTGTTTCTTAATATCATTATCTAGTTTTTGCTTTGCTTCGGATACTACAATAATTTCATGTGGGGTTTTAGTCATTTGGTTATATGCTTTCTCTAGAAGCTTACTAGCCTTGGCAGCACAGATTAGTAAATCAATTTCTGTAGTCTTTCCCTTACATTTATTTATATCAAATTCATTCTAAGCAGCTTGACTTACGACCGGTAAAATTAGTATAATAAGTAGAGCTAGTAGTTTTTTCATAGGGTACCTCCATTAGTTCCGATCACCATAACACATACACAACCATAAGTCAACATTAAAATGCCAAGATCACCATATTATGAAGATGTCGAAGGTGTAGACAATGTAACTCCTAAAGAGTCTATGGGAAGTACTATGTTATTTAGGAGCAGAGAAAACCCTGATCCTAATATGCCAAACGCTAGTAAGTACCCTTCCTTACGGCCGGGCTGGACGACAGAAGCAAAGAACATAGGATATGAGACAATTCCTGCTAGAGCAGATGAGAAGATAAGTAAAAACTATGGTGACCCAGCATTTGACCCAGACCGTGAGGTACTAGGATCAAGAGCATTAGGACGTGCTGCAACTGGTTCAGATGCTTTCTCGACTGAGTTATCTAAGCTAGGGAATGGTTTTTTCCTCAGCCTATCACGTGTAGTTGGTGCAGATAAAGCATCAAAGTATTTAGAGAACAATGTTAAAATAACTTCTGACTTCCAGAAACTAATTGAGAAGGCAGACCCAATGGCAGCCAAGATAGGTAAAGGAGCCGCCATAGTTGATGCAGCATTACTTACTACCCCTATATGGGGAATGAGTTTTAGTAAAGCATTAGTAACCGGATATGCAGGGGCGCTTAGCTCAATGCTTGCTGATAAAGGATCAGATGAGAAACCAGTAACAAGGGATGAGGTTTTGAAACATGGAGGATCAGATACACTACTCCTAGGAATACTAGGCGCTGGCGTTGGTAACGGAATACTTAGAGGCGGAAATGTACTAAGTCAATTAGCACATGGCGATGCTATTAAGTTTATGAAATCATTAGTACCTGGATCATCTAGATCAACCGAAGCAGCAGTCGAAGGAACAGACCCAGAACATTATGCCCCTGAAGAAGGTTTTAAAGAATACATTAAAAGACGTTTAAACTCCTAATTAATGAGAGAATGATATGCCAGATTTTACACCAGAAGACTTAGCATCGGTAGGCTATACACCAGAACAACATGATTTTACTCCTGCCGAATTAGCCAGTGTAGGATATGTTGCCCCACGCCCGAATCAATCTTTCCTAGATAAAGCAACGGGGATTGTAGGAGGTGTTGCTGGTGAGGCCTCAGAACTACTAGGTACTGGTATCAAGAATGTAGGAACATTAGTAGGATCAGAGGGAATAAAAGATTATGGACAAAGCCGTATTGATAATGCTGCTTACCTAAAAGGCGTAGGCAATCAGTACAGTCCTGAATATACTAAAGCCGGCGCTATTGGTGCTGATGTATTAGGCACATTAGCTCTCCCTGCCGGATCAATACCAGCTATGGCTGCATCCGGTGCAGCTATTGGTTTAGCAACACAGGAGGAAGAAAATCCTGCCCAAGTAATGATGAACATTGCTAAGAGTGCTACCATATCTGCAGCCCTCGGTAAAGCTATTGACATCGGTGCAGCTATCGTAGGTAAAGGAGCAAGCGTAGGTTCTAAAGCTCTATCAAATATTGTACAAGGCTCTAAGATCGTCATGACAAACACAGACGACTATGCCAATGCAGCCATCGATGCTACTCTTAAGAAGGTTGGTGGTGATCTTGCTAAATCATCTCCAGAAGAAACAGTAAATTCTATATTGGCAGTACAGAAGGGATTAAAGAATCAGGCTACCGATTTATATACGCTACGAGATGTAGCCGCACAGAAAGTAGGATTGGTAGTAGATAAGTCCGCAGTTAAAGATTTAGCTGCAAAAATCGGAGCTGATATTACTACAGGTGCTACGGCCGAAACTAAGGCAGCCCTGCGTGAAACAAAGAATATCATAGGAACAGTAGATGCTCCTATCTCATTTGCCAAAGCTGAAGCGCTATCATCACAACTATCTGCTAGCATATCAAGTGCTGCTGCTAAAGGAGACAATGCCTTAGCCAGAGAACTTGGTCAGGTCAAAGATGCTTTACAGGCTGATATCTCTACAGCAGCTAAAGGAAATGCTGACGTAATGGAATTACATAATGCTGCTACTGCTTTCTATAGAGACTCGTATGCTCCAATTAAAAACTTAGATACCCGAAATGCTATCATGAATAAGCTTAGCGAGAGAGAGTTCATTGCCAAACTAGCCAACAATTTGGACAAGAAACCTGTAGAGACAACTGGATTTGCAAAACTACCTGATGATGTAAAGAATCAAATATTATCTTCCTGGATGGGAATACAACGAGATGTTGCTAGTAAGTCAGGAGAACTTGATCTAAATGCTTTATCAAAAGCTATAGAGAAGACCAAGATAATGAATCCATCCCTGTTTAAAATGACTAATTCATTTGACGATATGAATACCTTATCAAAGGTACTGCAGGCAAAGGGAGAATTAAAGCCCAAGATTCGATCACTATTTAACCCTGCTGTTATTGGATTCGGTGGATACGGTGCTGTAACTGGTAACATACCTGCACTGGCTACTGCTATTACAATTCCTGTAGCTGCACATTTACATGCTGCCGGTAAGTTATTAAACAACGCATCGGCTATAAGTTTATTGAAAACAATGAGAGGACTGGATAAGTATCCTAACTCCGCACTTGCTAAGATGACTGGTGAAAAGATTGAGAAACTTTATTCCAATCAATTCAAGAACCTATCTAAGCAAGCAGCTATGGCGCTTGGTGTTAACGTCTCAAATTAGTCTGAGAATTAAGGTAACAACAGCTACCCAAAACATGCAAGTCCCGACTGAATATGCTACTAGTGTTACTAAGTCTTTGTAGTCGCGTCTCATGATGTTCTCCTTATTTGTTTGTCTTATATGTAATATAGTACACAATCCAGATAATTGCAACAGTTATTAAATAAATAGTCATTATTTTATTTCCTTACAGTCTGGTGAATAAGCCAATAACGATCGATCTATTTCCATCGTTATAACACCGCATTTAGCAAGAACTGTATTAGGATCCCTAGGCGGTTTATCTAGATTAATTAAGGTCAAAGACCCAGCAACAAAGGCCACAACAGCTACAACTGAAACAACTAATCTTGGTAATGATCTCATGATTTACTCCTTATTAACTAACTTACTCTAACTATAGCACAGGAATCAACTAATGGCAACAATTTTAACAACAGGAATACAATTCTTCGACTCAGTCGGAGTTCCCTTAGCTGGTGGGTTCCTTAAATTTTATAGTGCAGGAACATTAACCCTTAAAGCAATATATGATGCAGAGGATGAAGGCAGTCAGCTGACAAACCCACTAGAACTAGATAGTGAAGGACGTGTGCCTGCTGCTGGTGTGTGGCTAAACGGGGCATACCGGTTACGAGTAACAGATTCAGACGGGGTTGTCATATACGATATCGATGATTTAAACTTCTTCGACCCGTACGACTGGACAGGATTAACAGCAACAATAGCCGATCTAAATCAAATGGCAGGCGCTTTAGGTACTCCTGGTACCGTCCTGGCGGACAAAGCTGTTGTTGTTGATTCAAATAAAGACATAGCAACATTTGGAATACTAAGCGCAGCAACCCTAAGAGCAAGTACAGCGGTTAGAACTCCACAAATAAATGATGCCAATAACGTTGCTGCTGTAACGATTGATAGCGTATCTAGTCAGGTCAATGCTGTTAAACTTGTCCCAGCAATCACTACAAACACTCCACAAATCAGAGCATACGGATCAGATACCAATATCGATCTTAAGGTAGACGGACAAGGAACAGGTAAAGTAGTTTTGTCAGGTATTAAATACCCTACTGCAGACGGCACTAGTGGACAGCTTTTATCGACAAATGGTTCTGGTGTATTATCTTTTATAAGTCCTGGAGCTATCAAACAGGTAGTATCCTCAACCACTGAGTCATATTTAAACTCAGCTTCTGCTATCCCTTTTGATGATACTATCCCTCAATCTTCTGAAGGATATGAACTATTAACTATTACCCTAACACCCCAGTCAGCATCAAGTAATTTATATATTGATTTCTCTGGGTTCTTTAGTGGATCAACCGCCAATACTGCTACATTTGCTATATTTAGGGACAGCGGTGTAGATGCTCTGTATGCAGGTGCTGTAGGAATAAACACAACTTATATATATAATGGAAAACTTAGCTGCGTCATACCTTCTACAGCAGCATCCTCTACTGTAATCAAAGTACGAGTAGGATGTTCTTCAGGTACATTATATATCAACGGACTATCTTCTGGAAGAAAATATGGTGGTGTGATGACTACTATGCTAACAGTAACAGAGGTGTAATATGGATTGGAATGTAATCGGGTTTTGTGCAGCACCGATATTTGTACTGATAGGTTATTTACATATGCGGCTTACTAAGGCCGAAGAGGAGTTAGAGACAATGATGACTAAAGATGATGTTAAAGACATGCTCTCAGAGAAGCTTGAAGTAGTTAGACTACAACAGGAACTTCTAAGAGAGCGACTGTCACGGGTTGAAGAAAGCCTAGACAGGATCAGCGACAAGATCGACAGACTCATCAGTAGACCCTGAGAATACAGTAAGGACACATCCCAGTCCCTTGTCTTCTGTTTTACGTATAATATATAGCAGTAAGGATTCATTCTTACCTGTCGATTTACGTATGTTATCTAACAGCTTCTGTAATTCAGGAGTACCTATTTCTTTAGTAGTTGCTCCTACAAATGTTCTAGGGTCTATATTAGGTACAATACTATATAGATCAGGACGTTTAAGAGTATATCTTGGTCTACGCTCAGCTACATCCTTCTCTACGTCAGGAAGTACTTCATAAAGACCGTCCGTTACTTTCTTAGATACCCGTGCTTTCGCTAGATGTTCTGGATAATTGAGAAGAACATGGTCTTGGACAAGGACTAAAGAACCACCAGTAAGGACAGATATACCAGTCCCTATAGGTATTACTTGATCTACGTACGTTTCTACAATCATTTATTCTCTCCAAATCTATAGGCAAACACATCTACATCATGCTCACCATGTTGAATTAAGTGTGAGTACAAGAACCCAAATCGTCTAGCATAAAGTTTAGCGACACGATTATCTGATTTAATAAAACCAATTACATTAACATAGCCCAACCGCTTTAAGTGATCTAGGAACATTCTTCCTACAACATTAGAGTGCTTGGGCTTTTGCTTTTCTGGAGATAAACCAATATGAACCGTAGCCGTCTTCTCTTTACCATCTAAAAATCCTTCATAGAAGTATATGCCTATATCCTCTCCTTCCTCTGTAAAGATGCAATGATGTAATGTTGGATGTAACCACCAGTCAGAAGACAGCCCTATAGCAGCAGCTGTCTGCTTCTCTCCGTGCACTGTATAGAAGGCCTCTAGACGACTATGGAATAAACGGTTATCATCTACAGGAATAAGTTCTATCATTTCCCTAGAACCTTCTTAACAAGAGCTTCGAGTTTAACAAGCAAAGCGAGAGCTTTAATCCTAAGTTCAATAAGCTTAATCCTTATAGCAATCTCTATCTGCTGTAGTTTAATCTTTCCTGCATCGAGTAATGCTTTTAATAGCTTCATTATTTTTTCCACCTATCGTCTAGTTCTGTACGATTCTCACGTACGAAGGTTACAAGGAAGCCGATATTGGTGAAAGCCTGGTCTAAATGGTTTAGGCCACTCTCCTCATCTATGTCGACTCCCTTCTGCCAAGAAGTAAAGTGTCTTAATGTTGCCCCGATTACTCGAGAAAACATAAGGCCTTTACGCCAGTTGTTGTCATCGTATTTCTTAACACCGTATGTTAGGGTCTGTGCTAAGGCTTCCATCATCTCCGTAGGAATTAAATCCATCCTCAATTTGTCAGAATCATGTTTTGTACCGCCGATCTCAGGCATACAAGGCTCTTCGAGCAATATATCATCGACACAGGATAGATTAAATTCTTCCCATTCTTTATCTGTAAACTTAAATTCCTCGTGTTCTTCCTTAATAATACTATCTACAGTCTCCATCTCTACGTCTGGATTCTTCCATCCCCATAGCTCAGTGATGCGTACAGGTTTTTCCTTACAACCATTTACTGCTTCCGCCATATTATATCCCTCCTGGGACGCCACTGAGGCGTTTAAGTGTTTCAGCTTTTGTAATCTTAAGAGGGTTTGTTTTAATAACCGACTCAGTAGGTTTACATGTCTCATCTAAATGAAGCCAGTAATCTGGATTCAATACAGGATCATCTTCACAAAACATAAAGCACATAGTATTCTCCTATCTAAGTTTAGTAGGGCGATCAATTAATAAACTTATGTCATACAGCTTATGCCAGAGCCATGTACGCTTCCGGCTGCTTGGTGGATTTAAACGGAATGCTAACAACCTAATGTACCGAGCAATATTCCATTTAATCCTACATAAGATAGATACATCAATCTCAGTCGGCATTTACCATCTCCCAATCTTCTACTGTTGATTCTCTAATAGATTCTAGCCAGCATTGTACATTATTAACACCACCTCTGTCAAGCATTACAGTAGAATTCCATGTAGTGTCTCCCGTAACATGGTTTGTAACAGGTGCCATAGAAGACCAAACAGTGCCTTCTAGTCCCGTACTAATCTGTCTTACTCTATCTCCGGCTTTAAATGGCCAATTATCCATACTCATATTATTCTCCTATCCTATTAAACCATTTGATAAACTTTATTTCTAATCTAACATACCATATGTTAATCTTTATCCATAGTATTGTCAAGCGGTCTTTCAATCTTGAGTATAGCATATTATTCTCCCCTATATCTTTTCTGAAGATAGTCCAAATCTATAAACATAGGACAGAAATTTCCTTTACCGTCTACACCACTTAACCGTACAATTCCTCTGAAATGTTCTTGACCCTGTGCGCCTCGGTAATCTTCATTGTGGGTGTAAGCTGCTCCTGCAATAATAGTCTGAATAGGTACGCCGCCCCGGATTCTTGATGGCAAGTAGTAGTAATCTAAACTCTGCTGATGGCCTACTACTGTCGACCGGTGCATCGTGTTGGCTATAGCTTTTGCTGTACCTATGGCACGTGGACTATGTGGAGACTGTACATAGTGTGTATAACATATCTCATCTATGTTTGCAATCTCTAGAAAGTTATGGACTTTAAATCCAAAGCTCTTTAACTTTAGATCATCATAACTAAGAACACCATCAAGCTCCGCTGAGTTCTCTACAGCACGCATAATTCTTTCTTCATGGTTTCCTATGCAGAAATGTAAGGAAGGCTTATAACGTGTTGTGTGCATGTCAGAAGCTTTCTTATTATAATCTGTCAGAGGCTTCAGAAGCTTAGTCATACCGGCTATTCCTGCCTTAATATCTTCCTTATATCTTCTGCCTTCAAAAGATTTCTTACCTTTGTCGTAGCTAGATAACGACGGCATATCAAAGAAATCGCCAATTATAACTACTACATCTGGTTTAATATCCAGCATGTAATGTCCAATATCCGACAGATGATCAGTATTTACATCTGGTTTAACTTGTGTGTCGGGTATGATTAAATGTACTTTACCGAATTTAGGCGATCTCATCTCGTGCCTCCTCATCTGATATTTTTTTGAGCATATGATCTAGACTATCAATATACCCGCTCCAGTACGCATGGTCAAGTTCTACTGTTCTATCTCCTGGTTTCCCTACCAATACATTTTCCTTCTCTTCAGCATTTAGCCATGCAACATTTCTTAAGAACTCCATATGCTCTTTAAGATTCTTTAGCTCTTCTCTTCTACTCATTCATCCACTCCTCAAATCCGCCTTCATCGTTTATGCCTATCCATTTAAACCCATTAATGGACGCCCACTGTGATACTGTAGTCTTTGCGTTCGGCGCTATCTTAGCGTTAGGATTTTGGAATATAAATCGTATATCTATATTCGGATCAGAATCCCTCAGATATAAATGTTTCTTCCTATCTGCAACAGGCCACCTTCCACGAAACACGCCTTTAGTTTCTATCCGTAAAGGCTTATGTTTGTTTGGTTTATGTATGATAAAATCTAATGTGTAGGAATGTACAGAGGCAGGAATAGTATACTTAAACTTAACGGCTTCATATTCATAATCAATACCGTTAACATTTAGGTACTCTATAAGCTTTTTCTCCACACCAGACCTTAATGTATATTGTTGGTTTGTCATTATTTAATCTCTTGTTCTTTATAGTTCATGCCATTTTTCCATTTAATTACAAACGAATCCTTCAGCTTCTCTAGCTCTTCATCATACCCATCAGTACCTACTGTTACTGTGGGAGAATCTTCTCTAACATATCCTTCTTGGTTCTCAAAATTCCTTAACATTCTTTCTAACATATCATACCAGTAATCTGTTATAACCGGTGCAGAGTACCGATAATACATATATCGGTGCATTCTTAAATCTAATACAATCCTATCAATTACGTCCTTCACTCCATATCTCCTCAGGCAGTCGACGAATATATAGTAGATCACCGTTCTTCATAACATCTTCTATTCCTAAATCTTTCTTACCATATTCTTTAATAACAGTCTTCAACATCTCACAATCATTCTCACATTCTTTCAATAACTTATATGCTCTTACTGGGCCAATTCCTTTCAAACCTTCAACACCGTCTGCTCTATCTCCTGTAAGCATCTGAGTATAGAAATTTAAATCTGCTTCCCACAACGATATATTATGAAAGGACTTGTGCATAATATCATATGTCCATCCTGGTATGGTCTTTAAATCTTTATCTGAGCTAGCGACTACATCATCTTCCTGTTTCATATAGCCCAGCACATCGTCAGCTTCCTCATTAGTACTTACGATTCCTTTATACTTCTTTACTATGTAGTCTTTAGCTTGTTGTAGATAGAAAGGTCTCTCTCTTCCATCTCTGTTGGATTTATATGATGGGTATTTTGTTTTACGGAAATTACCTTTACCAGATACAACCAAAATAGTTTCTATATCTTTAACATCCGGAATAAAGAATTGATCTGCAACAGCCTGTCTTATACTAGTAACCATGTTATTTATCTGTGTCTGTGCAGACGAAAACATAGGATTAAGAATAGTCTTATTGAGGTCGCTATCTGTAACCACAGTAATAGCCTGCTTTTTGCTGGTAAAAGTTTTAAGACCACTCATCCATATTGTTTTAGGGGATGTAGCTTTATATGCTATTTCATCCCCATCAATTAGTAATCTCATCTAGTCCTCCCAACACATAACTCTACATTCCCATGCCATAGAGCAGATACAGTCGAAACAAGATCACGAGTTGTTCGTTGTGTTAGCTGCTTACCGTTCTGGTCTGGCTCAATATATAAATTAAGTGAGGCCTTTGATGTTTCCGAGAAAGACACACCGATCGTTGGTATCTTATCAAACAGGTCATATCTTTTTGAGACAAGATTTACAATCCTGTTGTAGTATTGTTCGGTATGGTCACCAATAACCTCAATCATTCTTCGATCAAAGTCATGCTCTACAACCATAAATTTATAGTCCCGAATAACTTTGGGACTCAGGTATTGCGATATAAAAGATTCATCTTTATATGTCTTCATCGCAAACTTAATTGTAGATAACCAGTCACCGTTACCTGCCCAGTCGGGGAACCATCTATGATCTTCTTCTGTAGGCTCCATCGATATTCGTTTAATATCTTGGTACATATCAAACCCTAATTTGTAGGGGTTCAAGTGCATGTATCCTTCCTTTACCGATGGCTGTCTTAAAACCGAGCAATGTAACTGAACAAACTCAAAGTAACTTGATTCGTCAATGTATCCTTCAGTGTACAGATCGTTCATAATAGTATAGTGCCAGAATGAAGCCCATCCCTCATTCATCAACTGAGTGTGCATCTGTGGATAGAAATATTGGTTCACTTCTAAGAAGATACCAATAAGTTCTCTTTCCCAACTAGGAATGTCAATAGAGTTCTGCATAATAAACTTTAATACATTTTCTTCTATTGGATGCTGTTCACCGAAACCAAAGTAATAGTCTTCTTCTTCCTTGATTCTTTTAAAGGCCTCATTCTGGCTGTTCGCCACTGCTTTCTCTAAGCTTACATCAAGAATTTTATCATAGTATTTATCTCTTGCTTCGCTTAGTTCTTTAGCCTCTTGAGCCCGCTGCTTAGGTGTTAGCTTTTTCATTGTATGCTTGTCAAAGCTATAGTTACGTAAGCTATGTAATAAATCTATCACACCTTCCACTTCCTCAATGCCATACTTTACTTCCATCTCCTTAATACGTGCAGATGATCTTGCTAAGAATGCTATGATCGTGTCAGCATTAGTATGTGTCTTAAACATGTGGTTGTTCTTGAAGAACGAAGAATGTCCTACAGCAGCATGTGCTATGACCAATGCCTGAGTGGTAGCTGTGTTCGAGTCCATCAGATAACATATACTTGGGTTACTATTAATAACAACCTCAAATGCTAAGCTCTGTGTGTCCTTATATTTATTATATTCCTCTACATAGTTCCTTCCGAAAGACCAATGGGAATACAGATTCGGCATGGCATTAGTGCTGTACGCATTTAACATACCATCGAAATCAATAAGCTCAAACCTTGGCTCATAGAAATCTAAGCCATACTTATCTATTCCTATTTTACGAACAACATCCCAAGTCTTATGGATAGTATCAAATGACCATTCATTATTATGGAATAACAGCTTAGATTTTTTACTCATATTGTACTCCTTTCTTTACAAACAACTTAAGGAATGCTTTGAATATCTCACCAGGTCTTCTAATAATAACACTTGAGAAATTCTGATCCTTCTTAAACGTATCCGTAACTGCCTTATAGAACTTAGTCCCAAATGTTATAGCATTCTGCCCACCCCATCCATCCATGTCAGGAGTTTCTGCATATACATAGTACTGAACCTGTGGAAGAATAGATTCACGAAGTAATGCAATTATCTTAGCATCATCTTCACCCCAGTTGTCTCCATCAGATACCTGTGTGATGTATATGTTATAGTTCTGGTTAGCATAGCGCTGTTGGATTATCTCATTAGCCTTAACCAGTCCACTAGATAACACAGTACCGCCTGATAAGTCTTTGTAGAAGAATGTCTCCTCATCAACTTCTTCTGCCTGTGTTGTATGTCTAATAAACACAACATCAACAGAGGTATAGCATTTCTTCAAGAACACATACAGCATGAGGAAGAACTGTTTGGCTAGAAAGCGTTGATCTTCCATCATTGAGCCGGACACGTCCATAATACAGAACATGACACTTCGGTATTTAATAATAGGCTCAGGCACCCAGTTAGTGAACCGTAGATCAACATCCCTAAACAATGGAATACTATTAATTTTCTCTTCTAGTACAGCTTTCTCTTCCTCATCATCTGTCGCATCAATCTGATCTAAGTAGTCCTGCTTCTCTGATATAGAACGGCCTAATGAGTTCTTATAGGTCTTCACAATACTCAGTCTCGAAGGCGATCCGTCTGTAACGTATCCTGCTCTACGAAATGAGTTACTGTCCTCCTCTGTCATCATCTTCTTTACTAAGAACGGAAGACTTAGTTCATCGAAGAACATATTCATAAATTCTTCTGCTGTCATTCTGAATGTGAACTCAGCGTCTTCGTCCTCTGCATCCGGTGAACCTTCTCCTCCTCTGCCTTCACCACCACTAGGCATGCGCTGCCTGTCGCCTACTGCATTCTCTGTGTTACCTGTGCCTACTGCTTCTCTTTTACCAGACTGAGGATCATATCCTAAATCAACTTCTCTATTGCTCTTCTCTACAGTAACATCTACATCCTGTCCTTTACCTAATTCTTTAATACCGATCTCTTTAAGCTTCTTACGTACAGCCTGTCGTATAGATCGGTTCTCTTTATCAATGTATCTCTGTCGGTTGTCAACAGCGTAGTCTTTCTTCCTATTATCGACGATATCTGCGCACATATTTAGTTCTCCAATATCTTCAACATATTATAACATAATAATTTAAGTTCGTCTACAGTTGCGCTTCTTGTTTTCGTATACGCTCTTCCATAATGTCTCTCATTAATTAGGCCATCCTTGGCGAACCGATCCTAAACCAAACGTCCTTGTTAATCTATCTTACGACTTACTCCTTAAGCTCCAGCTTACCAAACGCTGTACTTGTTTCTGAGTATAGCCTAACTTCTTCATCCTTTCAACAAACTCCGTATGTTTAGTAGCTTCTTCTTTGTTCTTCTTACCTTCGAAGCTAATTACTGGGACAATGTTCTCAAGAGAACTAAATACTTTAGACTCAATCGCTCTCTTAATCTTCTTGTCAACAGTCCATGATGGGTTTTTACCTTTGTTCTCGCTTCTGTAGTTCAGACAGTGGATGTATACTTCAGTCCTAAAGTCTTTACGGTTAGACACGCCTACTGCATCTTCGATATCTACAAGGAATTTCTCCATGTATTCTCTATCCATAACAGCACCAGTGTCTGGATCTCTGAAGTCTGAATCACTATGCAACGAGCTTACGAAGCTAATGTATCGGTCAAAAATGTTCTGACCATAATCACTAAAGGATTCTACATATGATTTCCTAATCTCAGCATCCAAGAACAATCTGTATTCTTTCTCAAAGGTCAGTAAAGAAGCCAGCAACTCATTCTGTTTCTCCTTATCAAAATTCTCTTTGATAATCTGATCAGTCAGTACATTCAGCAACAGAATAGGATCAGCAGCTACTTCTTCTGAGTCACTGTTGAATGTTCTTGAAAGAATCTTGAAGGCAAAACGTGTACTAATACCTTCCATTCCCTCATTCACACCGGCTAATGCTCTGTACTCTTGGTAAGGCTTAGCTGATCCAACAGATGCTTCTCTAACATTGTCACCATCATATGCTTTCAACTTAACATGCAAGCTTTCAATGCCTGATGTTCCTTCTTGTTTCAGCCTAGAGATAACAGAGAACTTAGCCAACAGTTCTAATGTCTTAGGAGCACATGCAGCTTCTTTCAATGTACTGCTAGCTAAAAGTTTTTCATAAATCTTAACCTCTTCACTGAACTGAAGACAGTAAGGAACTTTCAACAAGTAGATACGGTCTAAGAAAGCTTCATTAGTTTTGTTGTTCTTAAACTTTTCCCACTCACTGTTGTTAGAGTGTGATAAGATGATGCCTTCAAAAGGCATACCGCCGATAGCTTCAGTACCATTATATACATGCTCCTGCGTAGCAACAAGCAGAGGGTTTAAGCTCTTTAAAGGGGCCTTAAACATTTCCACAAATTCCAATATACCACGGTTACCTCTGTTCAATGCACCGGAGTAACTGTAGGCATCTGGGTCTTCTTGTCTGTACTTATGCAGCTTACTAATGTCTACCTTACCTACCAATGAGCTAATGTCTTGGTTGTTCTCATCACCAGGCTCAGTACGTGACATGGCTACCTGATTAAGACTTGAAGGATACATTTTAACTACACGCAGCTTAGTAATGTCACCATCAGATTCTCGTAATCTTTTTAACAACCAAGGTGATGGTTTAGTTACGAAGTATCTATCAGGAATACCTAACTTATCTGCAAATGTTTTATCAAACAAGCTAAGAGGATTATCGAACACAGGCGATCCTTCTATAGTATAGAAAGGTTCTACCTGCATCAGTTTTTTAATACGTTCAGCTAATGATGATTTACCACCACCAACTGGGCCAAGCAAGTAAAGTACCTGTCTTCTTTCCTCCAGACCCTGGGCTCCTTGATTTAAGAAACCAACAATAGATTCAATAGTCTCTTCTAGTCCGAAGAAATCATTAAATGCTGGGTATGTTTTAAGAATAGCATTAGAATATAACCTACCTAATCTTGGGTCTTTACTTGTGTCGACTAATTCTGGCTTACCTATAGCCGTAATTAATCTTTCATGGGCGGTAGCATATAAAGAAGAGTCAGAGCGTGCTTGGTCGAGATAGTCTTCAAGAGACAAGCTGCCAGAATCACTAAACATCTTTTTATAATCCGCCGATAACTCCCTAAGCACTTTACTCATTTATTACTCCTCTTCAATGTTTATATTTAGAATTGTACCTCATCACTATCCTCTATTTCAAGCTTTTTATCTGCAACCACTCGTCGACTAATTATATCTCTAACAAATTTAGGGAGAGATTCCAAATCATCTTCAGTGTGGTGGTCTAGATCAAATGCCATAAAAGCAGTCTTAGGTTTAGGTACGGACATGCCTTTAATTAATGATGATACAGAAACAATCTTAGCTTTGTCTCCGCTAGTACGTCCAACCGTTATCAATCCTGCCTTTCCTATAAGAGAAGCAGCATCTATTCCTTCATCTTTTAACTTCTCATCTACTGCTTTACTTCCTCCAAGGAGAGCATGTGCAATAGAAAATAAATTACTCATCTCATTAGCTGACCGTACGACTTGTTTAAATAATACGGCTGGCTTATCTTCCTGACCATCTACATGTACTTCGGGTAACTCGAACATGAGGCCGAGGGAAGCTGCATTGGGTAAATCTTTTCCTAGATACTTTCCTCTTTCTTGAATACCAAGATCAATTACTTTAACTAAGATACCTAAGTGTGTCCCTTCATCTACTATAAAGTTTGATGATGCGGACGTTGAACCTGGTGTTGCTTTTAAACTCATACTGCTATCTCCTCTTGCATTTTATATTACGTTCTTTGTCTGAACTCAGTGTGTATCATGCCATGTGCTCCCTTGCTTACTCTCGGCACCCATACTGCATGGGAATTTATAGTATTCTCCAGCTTTATATGCACATTCTACCACAATTTGAGCAACATTGCAAGCTATTTCTTGTTTAGATTCAATCTGTATCTCGTCATGACAGTACGCACATAGTCCAAAATCTTTACCATAAATATATCCTTTTTTAATGAGCTCATGATAAGAAATTATAACCCATCTCTTAGATATGATTGCTCCAGCAGACTGTAATAAAGTATTCAGAGCAGAGTGCTCACTGCGCGGGACTAATAGTCTCCCATCCAGTCCACATATATGTCCTGCATGTTTAAGTTTTTCCTTGACAGCCTCTGTTAATAATTTGTAACCGTCAAGACTCGCTTCAATGTTTTCTCTTATTTCTTTACCGTATTTATATGCTCTGTTCTCATCTAGATGTGGGTTAACCGTCCACGCTAGTTTCTTATCTCCTGCACCATACATCATAGCAAGTACTAATGTTTTCCCTGTGTCACGTGTAATACCTAATGACTCTGCAGCAATACTATATACATCTGTCTTCTCTTCTTTCTTACCATGCAGTACTGTATGTATCATTGCTCCTTTATCATATGCTTTCATATATCCGGCCAGACATCTTAGTTCTAGGCTAGCTAAGTCAACACCGATCAGTACTTTATCTTCATCACATGTAAATAATTCTCTACATTCCTTGCCGTACAACAGCCGGGGACTAGGTACTTGTGATATGTTTGGGTTAAAATGTGTTGCTCTTCCAGTAAGCGTACCTGACTGCATGTATTTACCATGAACTCTTCCTACACTATCTACACACTTCAACCATCCTTGCTTCCCATCAGATAGCTGAGCAATACGTTTGTTTATTGTAAAGTAATTGCTTAGTTCTTGGGCTTCTGGATAGTCTAGAGAAGACAGCACTGTTTCATCAATTTGTGGAGCACCTGTTTCTGTAAATTCTTTAGGCTGCCAATTATATTTCTCCTTTAGACGGGCTACAATTTGTGGTCTGCTATTTGGATTAAATTCTTCCCACTCAATCTGCGTAAAAGATGCGCCAGCACCTCTACTAGCACGTACAGGGTCTTTATATGTCAACGTCTTGGTAGGTGTAACCTCTCCCTTCGATATGAATCTAGCAGGGAATAGAGACTTTAAAGACTGGGACATTGTAAACCTATCCGCAACAAGAGTTGAGTATAAATCTTCTGCTTTCTTAACATTAAACCTAAACCCATGCTCTACAATTTTATTTATAATAGGAGCAAGTTCCATCTCTGTATTGATTGCTGTCTGTGGATACTTTTTTCTGCATGCCCAATTGTAAATTGTTTCCAGAACATTTACGTCTTGCTTACAGTAATCAACCATCTCATCACTAACGTTATCCCATCCACCTGTATAGTCCCCCTTATGTACCTTTAATCTCCACCCCCAAGCAGCTAATGAATGGCTTGTCTTAAGATTGCCTGGCATATTAAAACCTGCTGACTTCTCTGCAACCTGTGGAGATAATAACTGAACGAGAGGTAACGTATCTATTTGTTTTTCCCAGGGAATATCAACCCCTGCTAATCGTTTAAGTGTTGGTGCATCAAACCCACATAGGTTATGTCCTACAACAAAGTCTGCCTCAGAAATTTTACTATGCAGTTCTGATATAGGAAAATCAGCTTTATCCCAAGTATCGCTGTAAACCTGAATAGTAACTGGAGCGTTAAACCATTTTGTTGCAATGCACCATATGGTTGTAGCGTCTTCTAAACCATTTGTTTCGATATCAAGTAATAATATTTTAGACATTAAAACGGAACCTCACCAATATGTACGATCGTCCTCGCTTGGAGTCGACCTGTAGCATCATTATATAATAATTCATCAGCCACCCCTACTTTTCCTGTTATTCTGTTTTTCAATACGCGGATAGTCCTGGCGTTAGGATCAGTACCTTGTTGATCTCCTTCGATCCCAAATATAACATCAGGCACACCAGCAAGCTGGCCAGAGCCACGTAAGTCAGAGATTGTGATCTCAGCGCCGTTGTTAAAACTCTTACCGTTGGCACCCTTAACCAACTGTGCTGCCGCGATAATCGTAACACCGGTGCGCTGAATAAGCGATCTAAGCCCATCCATAAGGTAATCGATAGTCTTTCTATCACCCTCTTGTCCTCCTTTAATTCCTGATACTGCTGCTGTAACATGGTCGAATAGTATTATATCACATTCCTCAGAAACAGCAAAGTATTCAATTTTGCTCATAAGGTTATCGACATCATCCGATCCGAAATGTTTATAGAATATAAATTTACCATCATCATATAATCGTTTACGTGATCTCATGTAGTTCTCCGTACCGATCTGTGATGGATCTTCTAATATGGTATTGATGGGTAGGTTATTGTCCATACAGATAAAGGATAGGACGCTTTCCTGGAATCCTTCTTCTAAATGGATTACGCCAACTTTCAAACCATGCTGTAATCGTAAGTGTAATGCTATCTCTTTCATGATAGTTGTTTTACCGCATCCAAAGCCTGCTGAGAGCAGATACAGTCTTCGAGGTAGTATCCCTCTAATCATCGAATTAAGATAGGTGTAAGGTATGCTCCAGCCCTTAGCAATAGGTTTAAGAACATCGTCCCAGTTAATGTCCGAACTATTGACGACATGGTCGGGTCTATGGACTTTAGCATTCATCATTGCGGTGGATAGCTCTTTAACCTTGTTGGCTAGCAGCATCTCATTAGCATCTTTCATTGGCAGGGTAATTAACTTACAAAATCCAGACTTAAACAATGCTGCACACTCCAATGCTGCTTTCTTACCGTGCTCATCTGAGTCAAAGCAAAGGCGTACTTCTTTAAAACCAAGCAACCACTCCATCTGCTCCTGTATTTCCTTCTTAGCAGACTGTGCCCCTCCTTTCAGCGAAACAACAGGCCACCTGCATTCTTGTATCTCTGCAATACTAAGAGCATCTATGGCGCCTTCAGTAATTGTTATGGAGATATTTTTATTGGGTGTAAACAAATGCTGACCAAACAGTATGGCTTCTTTGGCTTTGCCTTCCCATATAAAATCTTTATCAGGTGTTCTGTACTTATGGGCTACGATATGGTTTTCTTTGTTTCTATATACCTCACAATGAAGTAATGCACCTTTATAGTTACCCACCATATAACCATAGGTCTTACATGTTTCCTTGCTTAGTTTACGAGAGGTGATTGCGGAATAGATAAACTCATGATGCTGTAGGTCTTTGGGTTTCTTTTGTTCTGACTTACCTTCACCACCGGTATATGCAGAGCATCCGAAACAAAAGCTACTACCATCTGCATACATTGCTCTGTTATCTTTACTACCACAATTTCCACAAGGAGCATGTCCTACGAAATCTGCCATTATTTAAGCCCTTTAATATATGCTTTAAGTATTCTCTCAACAAGATCAAGAGATTCCTTTATAAACCTCGTGTATCCCGGGTAAGGCTGTTCCTGTGTTTCTTCCCAGGTCTTGACTAAGTTAATTACCCTGCCAATGAAAGATGCTAATGAGATGCTGCTAGCCAACAAGGTTAAAGAGCTATCCACCGCAATGATGAATGCCAAAGTCCATAGACCCGACCATGTCGTCAATAGTTCGGACATTAACTGGGACGATGTTCTTAAACCTATTGCTAAGGGCTGGAGCATACCTTACACCTATCTTAATTCGATGATTAGGGGGATACTACCTCGAAGACTGTATCTGCTCTCAGCAGGCTTTGGATGCGGTAAAACAACTATCATGAAAGAGATAGCATTACACTTACGATTACAGCATGGTTTGAAAGTTGGAGTAATC